GCGCCCGGCCGGGCTAAGCATGCTTGTCTGCTCGCCGATGGGGAAGGATACGTCGCGATCCCACGGGGGCCGGTCATTTGCCATGATCCTTCGCCTCCATCGACTTGCGCTTCGCCATAAGGTCGATGCGCTGTTCCTCGGTCAGCGATCCGGCATCGGCGACCATCGCCATGAAGCGAAGCTCGTCCAAAGCCATCGCGCGGCCCTTCGGCGATCCGCTTTCGAAGGCCATAAGAAGCATGGGCAGAACGCCGACCCATTTCGGAGTCAGATCGATCGTGCCGACCTGCCGCTTGACAGCACTGCCCTGTTTTGGCGGCTCTGGTTTGGGTCCGGGTTTCGGTTGATATCCTTCGGTCGGCATCACGCCACCTTCGCGATCAGGCCGGCCGCCATGGTCACCTCCGCGAAGAACTCGCGGCTGCCCTTGGGGATGGCGTTGTTGATGGAAGGGCGGTTGCTGCCGTAGACTTTGCCGTCGGCCGCGATCTCGCCCTTGTTAAAAGGCGAAGGATCGACCGCATTCAGCGGCTGTCCGATCGCGGCCTTGAGGTCCTTTTTGGAGGCGTAATTGAGGATCAGCATCGCGGTTCTCCGTTATTCGATGCTCGACCGTAGCGCCCCCGGTGGCAGAATGCAACAGCTAAATTCGCCCGACTGCATTTCGCATTGACAGGCCGGACTTGTTTTTCGCATTCCAGGCGATTTTCGGCTGCCCGCCGCCCGCGCGCTTTTCGTGCTCGGCGCAATAAGGCCCTTTCAGCGAAAGCTTGCGGCAGCCGCAGAAGCGGAAGGGGCCGCCATCATTCAATGGCCACCGGCAGCTATAAGGCTGAAGCTCGTCGAGAAGAATGCCGCGCGAAGGCACCGCATCATCGGGGATCGGATTGCCGTTTGCGTCTTCCCATTGCGCATTGTCCATCGCAATGGTGATGCTTTCTTCGTCTTCGGCGACGACTCGCACAGATGGCTCTTCGTCTGTAATGGCGAATTTAGTCACCATGAATTCGCCGGGCAGGCCGTGCACAAGGGGCGCAGTTGCCAAAATGACAGCTTCAGCGGGAAGCGGCCCGGCGATATCCACAGCGGCCGGGAAAGCGTGCCGGGATCGCGGGGCTTCGTCTTCAGCGGGGGCGGCCACAATTGGCGCAGGATCGGGCGCGGGCTGATTGCGCGGCAGGGCCTTATCCTCCGCCCGGATCGCCTGCTTAGGGCGCCGGGGCTGCGCATCGGATGCCAGGCCGAAGCGATGGCAGACCCCGGCGATGGCCGATCGGGTGCAATCGAAATAGCGCGCTATGTCCAAATACGACGCGCCTTCGGCATGCATCTTCTTCAGGCGCGCGATGCGCTCTTCGTCCCAAAACTTGCGGGGCATTTTAGACCTATCGGCTAATTAATCGGCTGCTTACCTTAAAGCTATCTGCGCAGCTTTTCAAGTAGCTCTAGATTGGCTTGGAGGCGCGGATCATCGGGCGAGTGGCTGACAGCAATAGCCGCTTGCTGAAGCGCAAGGTCATTTAAGCCGAGATGATAGGCCGCAATGCTGAGCAGGTCATGCGCGCAATGCCCCCAAGCCGCAGGGTCGCGGGTATAGATCATCAGCGGCGCCGTGATAGATAGCGCTCGGCTCGCATAAGCGAAGCATTCCGCCCACTGTGCTTGATCGTGGGCGAGCAGCGCAAGGTCGCACCAAGGCTCGCGCGTATCCGGGGCTTCGGCCGCCGCAAGGAGCAGATGGGCCTTTGCCTGATCGGCCGCGCCGATCGCAAGGAAGCATTTCGCCGCGATGCGATAGGCGTAGCTTCTTTCATACTGCCAGGATGCGCCGGGAAGGGCGAGATAGCGGGCGATTTCGGCGATTGCCGGCTCATTCATCCCATTGAAGTAAAGCTCGCGCGCATAATAGAACGCGTTGCGCGGGCAATTCGGGTCTTCTTTGACCGACATCGCAAGCAAGGGCAGATAAAAGCCCCGGCTTTTATTAGGGTCGGGGAAGTGCATGGAAAGCATTTTTTCCGAATTTGCCCAGACTTCGGGCTTATCGCCATAGGGCTCCGGCCTTTCGTGGCAAGCATGATGCCACCGGTAGCCATGTCGCGAATGGATTTTCTCGTGGTAAAAGATGATGCCTTCGCCATAGTCGAAAAGATAGCGCAAGCGGGTCACATCATCCTTGAAAAGCCGCTCGATTTCTTCGCGCCATCCTTCGGCTAGGACTTCGTCCATATCAAGGCTGATGCAGACGTCCGCATCGGCGGGCACCAAGGCAAGGCAGGCATTGCGGGCAAGATCGAAGCGCCAAGGGCTGATGCAGATGGGATAGACCCGCGCGCCCCATCCGGCAAGTTTGCCGATGGTATCGTCGCTGCTTCCGGTATCAGCAACGACGACATAATCAGCGCCTTCGACCGATTGCATAAAGCGATCGACAAATTGCGCTTCATTCTTTGCGATGGCGTAGACTGCGATCTTCATTTCTTCCCTGCCTGTTATTCTGACAATCCATAAAGAGTATATTTACCGCGATTAATCAAGCCTGCAAAAAACAATACTTGGATGTGCGTCAGGCGAAGTGCCGAGCCAACATACTCACCGCCTGCATGGATTGTTCTGTTTGCGACAGGACTGTTAATTCTGATACGAGCGCGCCAGAAGAACGGGCTGACCTGGTTAGGGCCGTTGTTCTCGAACTCGATATCATAGTCGCTAATCTGGCCGCCCGCAATCGTGACACCGCCACCTAGCTGCAACTCATTTGTTCCGCCGCCGCCTGACCACGCAGAGACCGCCCCGCCTTGTGAGACCGTGCCGTCAAAATTATATGATGTCGCGATGAAAGTCGGAACGCCATCAGTTGCGACCCGCAAGCCAAGATACGCGCCTGCTAGTTGCGGCTCGAACATGCGAAGCTTAAGCAGGAAGCGGCGATAGGTCGTGCCGAGCGGCAATGGCACAGACGCGAGCCCTGCCGCATCGCCTGACGCAAGAATAACAAGGACGCCTGCGCCGGATGGGCCTGTCGGGCCTGTCGGCCCTAGCGCCCCTGTTGGCCCTGTGACCGTCGATGCTGCGCCTTGCGGTCCTGTTGGTCCTTGAATGCCTTGTGGGCCAGTGGGACCTTGGGGTCCTGTCGGGCCTTGAATTCCTTGCGGTCCTGTTGGCCCCTGGATGCCTTGCGGACCAGTGGGGCCTTGAATGCCCTGCGGCCCGGTGGGGCCTTGAATGCCTTGAATGCCCTGCGGCCCGGTCGGTCCTGTGACGCCCTGCGCCCCTTGGGGGCCGGTCGGCCCGGTAGCGCCTTGCGGTCCGGTCGGCCCGGTTGGCCCTTGAATTCCTTGAATGCCTTGCGGTCCTGTGGGGCCGGTCACGGTCGATGCTGCGCCCTGCGGCCCGGTCGGCCCCGTGACTGTTGAAGCCGCGCCGGTTGGTCCGGTCGGCCCTGTCGGCCCGATGACGCCTTGAATTCCCTGCGGTCCTGTTGGCCCGGTGGTGCCCTGAATTCCTTGCGGGCCTGTCGGCCCTGTGGGGCCTGTGACCGTGGATGCCGCGCCGGTCGGCCCCGTTGGCCCGGTGACCGTCGAAGCCGCCCCTGTGGGGCCTGTGGGGCCTTGGCCGCCCTGAAGCCCCTGCGGCCCGGTCGGTCCTATTGCCCCGGTGGCGCCTTGCGGGCCTGCGCCCCCCTGCGGGCCGGTCGGGCCTTGCGGGCCTGCGCCGGGCGTCCAGCCAAAAGGCCGCTGCCGCAAGACTTTATCGGGGCCTACAACAAGAAAGCCGACGTTGGCGTCCAACGTCTCTTCTTGGTCTTCTTTGAAAGTAATGCGCCCGCCAAGCTTCATCGGTGCCGGATTATTCGCCATAGCTAAAGCCTGCTTTGCTGATCTTGCCCGGCCGGCAGCTTAGCCCCTCCCATAGAATGAAGCCCAGGCGTGATCCGTCTCTTTTTCATTGTCGATCGCGCAATCTTCGCACAGAAATCCATGCGCAGTGGAATAAGCGGCCATTTCAGAAGTGCACCAAGCGTAAAGCTTGCAGCATTCGCAATAGCGCGGGCGGGGCATTTCTATGACAATTGATAGCTGCGGCGCAATTCTGCACATTGGATTAGGCGGGAAAAGGGAAAGCCGCAGCATGCGAAAGCGGCGGGCGAATTCATCGCGGGCGCGGGCGCTCATGGATTGTTCCTAATCAAGTCGATAAAATCAAGAACAATCCATGAAAGCCCGACACAAGTCAAGACTTGAAAAAGAAACATCAAAAAAGACATTAAACGAATAGCGATTTTTGGCATGCTTTCATCGAGCATACCAAATCGATGGGCGAAGCGCAAAAACCGATAAGTCAAGTAGGCGCTCGTCGTTAATAGAATGACCGCGATAATCATTAGCTGAAATCCCCTGAATACTGAGTCTCCTGAATAATTTCAGCCATCCGCATATAATCTTCGGATGTGCCATAACGAACGCGATTAGCCGCCATTTGGCGACTCATTCTTGCGCGGTAGACTTCGCCTTTGCCGAAACTTTCATACTTCGGCAAAACTTCCTGCATTCCCGCGAGAACCTCATAGCCGATCGCGGAATATTCCCGCCAAAATATTGCTTGCTGGTGACAATATGCGACATTTTCTGCGATCCGCTGAAGCCTTTCAGCCTCTTCGATTTCTTCCGGCTCAAGCCGGATCGTGCCCGGATAGCGTAAGCAGTTTCGCCCATCGCAGCGACCGGGCGCCTGGCAGTCATCAAAGGCGCAGGGGCCTTCATTTTGGTTTTCAAAGTTCATAACCTCTGCGCCTTTCACAAGTCAATCAGCAATAGTGCTTGTCGATCCAATCGGCGAGCGGGATCGCGGTCCAGTAGCCGTTCGTCCCCGGATAGTTCTCGATGAAGGACTTATAGCCGATAAGGGCCGGCGAAAGCCCCCATTCGATGCCGCCGCCTGGCATCGCCATTCCGGGGACCTGATAGACGCGCATCAGCCAATCCAGCGTCAGAGCGTCATTGCGGAAATGCGCCTCGAAGAAGACGTTGATCCAATTCGGATTGCGCGTGTATTCGGTGCGGCCGACGCGCGGCTGCGAAAGCTTGCGGCGCGTGCAATTCTCGACACCGGCTTGGATAACATCGGCAAGCGACAGCAATTCGCCCGATGCATCTTCGAAAGCGAGCTTATTCGGGGTATCGAAGACCTTCCATTTCCCGTCTTCCTTCGCTTCGAGCAGGACATGGCCGTCGGCGAAATAGTTCGGCGAAGTCACATTCATCAGATGAACTTGCCGAGTCGTGATGCCGACGGTCGGGGCGCAGCCGCGAACGAATGCGGTGTTGAAGCCGCAGCGCGTCTCGATCGGGCGCGTCTTCGCGATCTCGAGCAACTGCGCCTGCGTCTTGCCTTCGTCAGCTTCGCCATAGACAGAAAGAGCCGACATCGCTTCCATGAAGGGAAGCACGTCCATCGTGCCGTCTGGCTTGGTGAAGATGCGATAGCCGGCATTCGAATAGTTGCCCCATGGCGAATTCGCATCCGCCGCCATCATGCCGACAAGGCCCTGCGCCAAGGCGGCATAGCTGCCGGCCCCGCCATAGGTGTTGTACATGAAGGTCGTCGGCAGCTTGAAAAGGTTCGTGCCGAAAGGCGGAATAGGCCACGCAAGCGGTGGGCCGGGCATGATTTCCACCGAGTCTTCCGGCAGAATATAAATCATTTTCTGATAAAGCGTCATTATTTTTCCTTCAGGCAGATGCGCCAGGGAGGTCTTCGCCGGCATACTGCCATCGCCAGGCGAAATCACTAAATTCGTCCACAATGCAGATATTGCGGCGATAATCGGGGCGGCCGAAAAGGCGGAGAAACCAAGGCGTCCGTTCCCATTTGCCGCAGATGATGACTGGCTTATTCATCGCCGGGCTCCTTTTGATTAGCGATAGCCGGGGGCCATTTGCCGCTGTAAAGGTCGAAGAAGTTCTCCGCCTTCGCGATTTCGCGTTGTTCGGGCGTGACATCTTTGGCGTCGATGCCGAACTTCTCGGAAGCGCGCTCGAGGTGATAATCGCGCAGCGAATTCAAGTCGACATGCGCCAAAGCGCGGCGCTCAAGCTCGCCATAATCAATGACCCGCAAATCGCCGTCTTGAGCGACAACTGCGTGAACCAATCGGCCTTGCGCCTGCATATCGAGCATGTGCTGAAGCATGACAAAGCTCTTGCCCCGCCGATGCGATCCATAGTATTGGCGGAAGGCGGCGAAGGCATCGATCCCGGTGGCAGGCATCAGCGCCGCGCGCTTCTGCGCCTTGGATCGCGGGGCGGGCTTAGCTTGCGGCTTGCGGCGGCGCTTCATGCGGTTCATACTACCAGTCCTGATCCGGGGCTAGACCATCTAGCCTCCACTGCGTCCCTACCCTTGTAGCAAAAAAGTATCTCTTGCGCAAGGGACCGCCCATCAGTTTATAGACAGGAAGCGAAGGTCCGTGCCATTGCCCGGCATGGCCCTTTGCATAGATCATGACGTCCGGCACCTGCTTGCAGCTATGCGCGGCGGTCTGGACCTTGACGATGGTCTGCTTCGGCCCCGGCTGCTGCTGATGGCGCGGGTCGCGGGGATTAGGGCGATGGGTCATGTGCCGTTCGTCCTCGATTTGATTTCAGCAAGGAGCTCGTCCGTGCTGAAATAATTCAGGATCATGTCGTGATCATGCTTCGCCAGAAATTCCTCGATCCCGATCGCCGGCCGATTGGCCTCGAAGGCGGCGAGATGGGCATCGACGATTTCGCGGATCGCGCCGAGCATGGTATCCCGCGTTAGCCGCTTTGAGATATCGGCGGGGACATGCAGCTTCGGCGGCGCCCCTTTCATCGAAGCGCCGCCCTGCCCGCCGCCCAGGCCGGGCAGGGAAGGCTTTACAGCCGGCTCGGGCTGCGGCATAGGCGCATCGCTATCCGGCATCTGCTTGAAGGGCTTTGCGGGATGCGTGCCCGGCGCCTTGCCGATGCTGCGCCTATTCTTCACGAAAATCAGAGATGCGTCGACAAGCGCATACTTGCGGATATGCCCCGTGCCGACGCGGGCGCGGGTGAATGCCTTGCGGGAATATGCCTTGCTGACAAAGCCGCTGACAGCGCCGCGCGAAAGCTGCAATGTCGTGGTCGGATCAGTCATGAAGTCTTCGCGCAGACTGTCGACTGTGAAAGAATAGCCGACAGGCTTGCTTTCGAGGAAAGCCTTCAGGGCGAAAGATGCGCTCTTAAGCGCAGCGGCGCTGGTCATTTGAAGCTCCGTGCTGTGGTGCGCTGACCATGGCATCAATCGAAGAGCGACGCAACAGACTTAACCACATATTCAATCGGAATGCCCGCGCGGACAAGGCGGCGATGCATGTCCGCCGTGCCATTGCCACCGGGGCATTCCATCGCGCGATCCGGCTTGCCCTCGTCAATCATCTGCTGATTGCGCCGGAAGCCCGCCATGCGATCGAATATGCCGCCCGGCCGCCAATCGGCGGGGAAGGTCAGGACCTTCGCGCGATAGATCAGGCCCCATTGCTCACCCATCTGATCGGCCCCGGTGGCATGCCCGCTAATGATGGTCAGCGCTTCGCCATAGCCGCGATAAGGCTCCATCGCCCGGCAGAATGCGACCCAATCGGAATAGTTTCTACCGCCGAAGACTACGATCCGCAATTTATGATTTCCTCGAAAGCCAAAGGAAGCCTGCAATTGCCGGGCGCATCGCGAAACATCGGCGCAATGTCTGCGGCAGCATATCCGGCAAGGCCGCAGCCAATCGGCGTCACCTGAAAGACCATTTCGGGGTGCAATCGAGCGAAATCGACAAATGCAGCGACCTTTTCGCGAATGATCGAAAGCGGCAGCGTTTCCAAGCTGAAGCCCTTTGTCGGGATCGCATAGCTTGCGCCTTGCAAGCCCTCGCCCTGGCCATATCGGGCGCCATGCTTCAGGCGCGCATGAAGGGCGGCGCCTTTGCCGTGCCGCCCCGCGAGATTGCTGCCGAAGACGAAGATTTCGATCATGAGCAGCCCGTCGTCGCGCCGCAGGTGTTGCACTTCAGGCAGGTGCCATTGCGGACCATGGTGAAATTGCCGCAGTCTTTGCATTCATCACCGGTGAAGCCCTGGGCCGCCGATTGCTCGCGCCGCTCTTCGCTTGTGAGCAGGATCGGCCCGGCTTCGGCGGGGAATGGCAGGGGATCGGGCTCCGGGGCCGGCAGCGGGGCTTCGACGCGGCGGCAATCATAGGCCCGGCCGATCTTCATATCGCATTCCAGCCACTTGCCTCGCCATTCGAAGGGGCGGCCGACAGGAAGCGCAAGCTCTTCGCCTGCGATGATGCACCATCGGCCGCCGATCGGAAGCTCAGCGAAGGCGCCGGCAGGCGTTGCTTTTGTCAAGTCAATCGACGACTCTTTCGGCTTATTGCTGTTATCAAGCATCGAATGGAAGCTCCGAGAAGTGGGTCGCATCTTCGCCGCCATCGGTGAAGCATTCGCCCGAATGAGTGACGAATTTGCCGGCGAATTTTTCATCTGGCGGCGCGCGGCGGCCGACTTCGCAGCGCCATTCGACGGTATTGTAGCCGGAAGGCGCCCAAAGGATGACCCATCGGTAAGGGCTGCCGCCGCGCCCATCGCGATCAGCCCGCCAGGGCTCTTGCCGCAAATCTTCGACCGGGCGTCGAATGGTTGTCTTTTCGGCGTTGCGCAGCGCTTGGATTGCGTCCATTATAATTTCGCGATGCGTTGCGCTGAGCTGCATCATGCCCATTTCAGATTGCGCCCATCCGGCAAGCAATTTGTCAAGTTGCTCGCTGATCGGCGCGGGAAGCAGAAACTTCCGCCGAACTTCTGCGCGAAGCTGGCCGACTGTCCATTGCGTCGCGGCCTGCATCATGAATTTCTGGGCTTCGGCATTCCCCGTCAAAGCCAAAAGCTCGTCAGACGTGAAAGGATCGCGCATGTCTTTCATTTCAAACCCCGGTTGCAACATTCGGCACGGGCCTAGCCCGCAGACAGCGCAGGTTCGCGGATAGGGCTTTCCCTGCTTGCGAAGCGATTGGCTGCATTCTGCCATTATTCCACCTGCTCGAAACGCCAAATACCGAAATGCTCAGAAGTCGCGTCATTGACTTCTGAGAAGGCATTTGTTATCGGACGCGTGAAAGGCAAGAAATTGTCCGTCCGCATATATTGAATAGCCCATTCGTCGGCAGTGCTGCAATAACTGAAACCGACGATCATATAGTTGTTTTTGGTGCGAAAATGCTTCCACACCGTGCCGATCAGGCCGCTATTCATCCAGGACTTGAACGCAGCTTCGCTGACTTCTTTGTGCTTATTCGCCAAACACAGTGCGATGACTTTTTGTCGAAGGCTCATTTGATTTTCTCCAGAAGCGCATCGGCAATGCGGGCGCTTTCGATGATCGCCATTCGCTGCTGGATCGGCAGCAGCGGGCAGACTTCAGCGATATAGCGCCGGGCAGTCGGCTGGCTTTCGCGGATCATGGCGGCGATGATTTGGCGCTCCGCATGCGTCAACATCACGAGTTTGGGGGCTTCGGACACATCCGCTCCTCTACTTCATTTAGCTTGCGCCAAAGATCGGCGCGCCATTCCTTGGTAAGCTCTAGCAGATCGGGGGAATAGGCGTCGACCTTTATTCCTTGGAAGCGGGCGCGCGCCCCATCCGTGAGCAGGCGGCGAAATTCCGCAATGATCTCCGGATTGCTTGGCCGGGCCATCAGCGGCGGCGCCGCCGCATCGGATCATCGGCCGGCAGCATGCGAACGGGCTCCCAATACCAGCCTTTGTCGCTGCCGCGAAGCAAGGCGCGGAATTCGCGGGCGCTTCCGGGCGAAGGGATCAGGTCATGCCATTCCTTCGACTGCCCTTCCCAGGAATAGCGACCATCCGGCCCCTTGATGTTGACGGGAAAAGCCGAAGGCATGCCGCTGCTGTCGCCGTGCGCGGCCCTGACAGTGTGCTCTTTACCGATCATCGCCGCTTCCCCGCAATGCATCGCGCTCAGTGCGATCGCAAAGCTTTTCGAGGTTCATGACCATGCATTCGGAAAGCGTCGCCCCGAGCTCGCGGGCTGCGGCGCCGAGATACCAAAGCTGATCGCCGATTTCCTTGAGCATAGCCTGCCGGCGCTCCGGGGTCGGGCCTGTGCCATCATATTGCACGACGCCGCCGTCAAAATAGACTCCGTTCATCATGCCATCGTCGCGCATGGCCTTGCCGCAATGCTCGGCGAATTCGCCGGCTTCGCCATTCAGCTTCAGCGCGCAATATGCCAAGCCGAGGGGCGAGCCCTGGCCCGGATAAATCGCGCTTTTGCTGCTGATGCGCTGATATTCATCAGCGACATTGTCCATGTGCTCGTAATCGAGAAAATCGCGGCGCAATGCAGCGATATCTTCCCGCTCGATGCGGTTGATTTTCTTCATCGCAAAAGCCTTTCCAGCTTGTTTATGTCTGCTTCGAATTCGGCGAATTGCGCGCCGGTCAAAGAAATTCGGCCGCTGCTTACCATTTCGCGAAGGCGCTTAAGGCCCTCGAGAATGATGAACTTATCCCGCTGCGAAAGCGGGAAAAGAGTATCTGCGTCGCGCGCATCAGGCATCGGGCTTCTCCGCTTTGATGATGCAGCGAAGGACGATTTCATTCACAACGAAGGGCTGCCCCTCCTTGTTCGCCAATTCCTGGGCGCGCCGGGCGGCATCCGCATAGGATGTGAAGCCGCTTTCGCGATATGGGCCGATATAGGCGCGGACTTCGAACATCAGAGCTCGGCCTCGGCAATCGCTTCGCAGATGCGCTCATGCTCAGCGCGATCGATGCGCTTGTCGAGCCACTTGCCCTTATAGGGCTTGCGACCGCGCGAGCCGTAGACGTCCGTGATTTCGAAATCTTCAATATAGTCGCTGAAGATACCGACGTCCGGCTCGGCGCGCTGCGCCCATGCCTTGACGCGAACCTGAAGGCCGCCGAGGATTGTGATGTCTGCTGAAAGTTGCATCGGAAGGTCTTTCGTGCTGTGGTATGAAAGACGTTGGCATGCCCCGGCCCCGGTGGCAACCCTTAAGGCCGAACTTTCCACTGCCCGCCGAGGCCTTTGTAATAACCTTTGCCGCGCGGCGACGATCGCGGCCCTTTTCCGTCCGGATGCTGCTTATTCAGCATCGCGTTGAGAAGCTTCTGCTCCTTGCTGCCCGGCGCGGCATGGGCGAAGGCCGGCCATAGCACAATCAGCCATACGGCCGCAATGGCGGCGCCGGCCCCAAGCGCCGCCCATAGGCTGCGGCGATTGCGGCGCCGGGCCTCGGCGGCGATCAGCGGGGCGGTTCTGCTTTTATTGACCACCGGGGACATACTGAAACTCCGCATCCCATTGCTTTGCCGGAAGGCTGAAAACGTAGCCTTGATTGTTCGCGATGATATAGACCTGTTCGCCGGAAGTCAAGTCGCGAACGCCCATTTCGACAATGCGATAAAGCATGCCTGTCGATTTGCGCGAATGGGTGCACTTCAGGGGCTTGCCCGAAGGATCGAACATGTTACGGAGAGGGCTAGACATTTGCGCGCCTTTTCAAATAAAGCCAAATCAGCCACCAGCTAAGCGCTAGCGCGATCGAAGGGCCTGCCCAGGACGAGCTGCGCTGCCGCATATGATGCCAGCATTTCCATGAAATCCACGCGGCAATCCATATGACAGCAAGCAGCACGTAGCCGGCCCTATTTTCGCGGTCCATCTAGCGACCCATCTGAATGACTATAGGGCAGCCGACCGGCTGAAAGCCTAGCCGGCTGCACTCGTTAATCCGATAGACGACATATGCGCCGAACCCCATGCAGACAAGCATGATGATAAGCAGCAATGCCGCTATCAGATTTCCCTCGCTAGGCGCTTTTTGCTTCATCGAGGTCGCGCGGCTGCGCTGCGCCTTCCTGCGGCACTATCTTCGGCCGTCCGGAAGCAATGTCCTTTTTCCATTGCGAAAAAAGGGCTTCGGTCGGCGCCGAAGGAAGATCGGCGTCGCCGGGCAGCGGCTCGGCGAGCGAAGCCGTCGTATTCAGGGCGATAAGCCGGTCCAAAGCTTCGAGCTGATCGGCGATGATCGCGCGGCGCTTCTTCAGGCCCTCGACCGTGAAGGCGAGGAAGTCGTTCAGGTCCGGGACTGCGTCGGTTCTCATTTATTTGTCCTTGTTCTAGAGGGTATCATTCGGCAGCATAGCGCGGTATTGGCGAAAGCCAACATAATTTCGATGCTGCCCCGCATTGCGCCAAGTTGCGTTGAATAAAGTTCCTTTCTCGTCCGCCTGCGCCGGATGCTCAGCCGGCGAAGCATGCAGCGGGGAAGCGCCGACGAGCTTGTCATGAAGCGCTTCCGCAACCGAGGGCAGCATCGGCTTGCTGTCGACGGTCAGATAGCTTGTCGAAGCGCAGCGGGCAGTGCTGAGCTTGCGCAGGTAGTCGAGCTGATTTTGCGGGAAATTATCGCGCGCAAAATTCTTGTCGCTTTCGTCGACATACGGCAAATGCCATTCGCCCGGCCGCAATTCCTGCATCGCCGGAAGATCGAGGCAAGCCTTGATTTCCCGCGCAAGCATTTGGATGTGGGGCTCCGCTGCTTCGTGAATGCGCAGCGCCAGGAAGTTCGACCATTCGGTCGCGCTGACCAGAACCCGAATATGCATATAGGGCTCGAGCATGCGGTTGACGATTTGCTTATGCGCGCCGATCGGCCGCTCCGCATCATCGATCCCAAGGGCGACCATGGCGCGCGCATGCGCAATCGCCGCATGCATGCTGCTGAGCCATATGTCCCGCGCCTTGGAAGCGAGATGCTTGGGAAGCTCCTCGTTCGCCTGCATGCCGGCGACGTTCTTGCCCCAAAAGACGGGGACAGCCGGATCGGAAAGAATGTCATCGATCATCTTCGCGACGGGGATCGCGCGGGATGATGCGGCATTGCGGCTGAGAAAAGGGTCTTCCATCAGCGAAGGCGTCGGCGGAAGGACTTCGAGGCCTTCCGCGATCCGAAGCGCGCGATGCGTGCGCCCTTCGGCATGTATCCATCGCGGATAAGTCGCGAGGATGGTGTCGAGGCGATGCGGATGCCCGATGAGCTGCGACGAAAGGATTGGCTTTGCGCTGATTGTTGTCACAGCTCGCCATCCATCTTCATAATCTGCCAAACGAGATAATTGGCGAGATCGAGCGCTTCTTCCAGAGCGTGCTGAAGCCTTTCGCGGCATTCGGCGGGATTTTCCGCCAATGTCGTGCCATACTTGGCGATGCCGAGCTGGCTGCGATCATGCAGAAGCTTGCGCGTCCGCTCGACGACAGGATCGACCCTGTCCGGGGAATTCTGGCCCATAGATGTCTCCGGCCCATAGGCGCGCGAAGCCTGCCCGGTGGCATTAGGGCCGCGTCTATCATAGGCATTTGCTGAGGCGTGGTAGGCTTCTTCGCGGAAGCTTGCATGAAATCTAGCTCGGCGCAAGCAAAAAGGCTTGCGCATAAAGCGGACGCATGGGATGCCTTGCGCTATGCAGCCGATCGCCACCATTCCTAATCCGCAATTTGGCCTGTCGCGGCAGCGCCAGGGCCTGCCGGAAGGCTATGACGCGGTGCCGGGCGAAGCTGATCTTGTCGCTGCAACGAATAAGCTGAATGAGCATCGCTTCAATAAGCTGACGCACAAGCAGCGGTTTTTTCTCGATAGTTATATCACCCACGGACAAGATGGCCTAGCCGCTGCGCGGGAAGCGCGCCTTGTCGGGGATGATGAGCCGGACAAGGCAGCCAATCAGGCAGCGGCGCGACTTCTGCGCAAGCCCTATATGGTCGAAGCGCTTGCCGCGTGGTTCGAATGGTCCGCCGCCCGCGCCAAAATTCAGGCCCCGGCGCTAATTCGCGAGCTTATCCCGCTTGCGACTTCGAACATGGCCGATTATATCAATTCGGACGGTGACGTTTCTTTGCCGGTCCATGATCGCGCTTTGATGGCTGCGGTCAAAGAAATCAAGGTCGATGTTGTTCGGCAAGGCAAGGGCGAAGATGCCCGCTATGTCGAAAAGATTTCGTTCAAGCTTTATGACAAGGCAGATGCCGTTATGAAGCTTCTGAAGCTCATTGGACATGACGCTGCGCAAGATCAGCCTGCAACGCAAGTCAATGTTCAACAGAATAACAATAATCACACCACGGTCAACCTTCAGATTATGCCGGTGCCCTCCGGGCAGTTCTTGCCGGCGCCGGAGCGGCCTGAAGGCGCGATGATCGAGCGTGAGCCTATTCTCGGGCGGCTGGCTTAACCACCAGCTTTCCTCCCTTGGCGGCGAGCCCTTGTGCCGCGCGTCAAAAGGGCCTGAGGCAGCGGGGGCCGGCGTGCTGTGGTAGGTTTGCCGCCCCCGCTGCGTATCTAAGGCAAAAGAAAGGCTAAGACAATGGAACTCACTTGCTTCGCCCCCTGCACTGCTAACGCCGCGCAGCCGATCCCCGGCCAATTGCCACCGGGCAGCAATGTCGCCGCGATCATCGCTGCGGCCGTGGTTGCCCAGGGATAATTCCGCCTTTGGGGGCAGGGGATTGCGCCGAAATGAGTGCTGACTCACACGCCAAGTCGGAAGTCTATACTGATATTCCGACTTTGGAAAGAATAGCGACGGCTGCGGCAAATAATGCCGTAGCCCAGATGGCAAAAATTGTCATCACACGTGATGAAGTTGAAGATATCGCGCGGGCTGCGTCTGAGGAAGTGCTTAACAACTTTATCGATCGTGTTTTCGACTTGGACCCAAAGGATCGAAAAAGTTTAGTCGAACTGCGCAAAGATTTTGCGGCTTTGCGCAGCTCAAGAAAGCTCAAAGAAACAATCCACCGCCATGGCATTCGCGTTGCAGTTACTTCTTTAGTTACTGCTTTATTCGGTGTTATTTGGCTTGGAATTCAAATGAAGATCGGAAAGCAATAATGCGGAGCGTCGCCAAAGCCGCCGCGATTGCCACCATTTATGGGGGCACTGCGGCTGCTTGGGGCGCATTCTTTATTTATTGCTTCCCTTCGATCGAAGCGCGATTTTTCCCCGTCCTGACCGAGCAGTCGATTGAGATCGGCGAAGATGATCGGTCGCCGGGGCGCCTTTGCTGGACTTGGCACTGGAATAAAGTCCGTTTCGCTTTCCCGGTTTCGATTTCATGGTCCATTGTCGTCGATGGAACAAACGTAGAATTCCCGACCTTTGTAACAAAGGAGCGGGATAATCAAATCTTGAACCAACCCAATGTATCCAACCTTGGGCCAAGCTACACCAATCTTTGCGTAAGAATTCCGCCTGAATTCGATAATGCGGCGGGGCTTTCTATTCGCGGCGCGATTAGCTATAGAATGCCGCATGGGGGGACGATATGGCAAGCAATCCCGCTAATCAGGGTTCCAAGCCTTCCGAAAGAAGCGCCATGACCGATAAATCCCCCGCGCTGATGCGCGATTATACCGGAATTTTGGTCTGTGCCCTGATCGTTTTCGCTTCGATCAGCCTCGGCTTTGTTCAAGTCGCAGTCAAGGTTTTTCTCGGGCAGGACGTTTCTTTCGATCCGAGTTGGACCGCTAATCTTTCGAGTATGGCGTCGATGGCGCTTGGCGCCTTGATCCAGCAAAAAGTCGATCAGCTTCGGACGGCGCTGACCATCGCAGAGTCGATCCCGCCCGCGCTGACGCGATCGGATGTTGCCGGGGCGATTGCCGATGCCGTCCCCATTGCCGCCGCAACAGCAGCCACGGCGGCCACAGCGGCAGCCGCCGCGACGGTCGCAGCTTCCCCGGTGGCAGATAGCCCGGCGCCGCCCTCTGCCCCGCTGCCGGATGATCCGCGATCGGGCTAATAGGAGCAACCGCGATGCATAATCCTTTCAAATATCGGCCGGAAGATGTCCCGACATTCGAAGTGTCGCCGGATGAATGGGCCGACAATTGGCTCAGCAACTTTCTTGCGTGGGCAAGCCTGACTTTCCTCGAGCCTTGGTGCAATTCGCCGGGGCATTGGACTTCGGAAGTCACGGCAAAGCTCTATACTTCCTGCCCGTGCTGCTTGCTTTGGCGCGGGCTTATCCTCGGCGGCTGGTCGGGCTTCCTGATGGGCCTTCTCATCGCCGGGGCGCTATCCTGGGCACTGCTATGAAGCGGCGGCTGATGATCTCCGCCATTGCCCCGCAGGCGCGGCCGGGGGCGAAGGCGAAGCTGCTTCGCGGCGCAAGCCCGATGGCGCTTCAGTCGCAAATTGCGGCGAATGTCAACCAGCGCATTGCGCGCGAAAAGCCGAAGGAGAAATAAGCGATGGGATGCGGATGCGGAAAGCCTTCATTTTCCGGGGCGAATAATGTCGTCCGGACTTCCAGCCCGGCTGTTCAAGGGCAGACGCAGGGCGCGCGGGTTGTTCGCGCGCAGGGCGCCCCGGTAAGCGGCGCGCCGGTCAATTCGCCTGTCGTTCGGCCGCAGGTCTGATCTATGGCGCAGCTTGCCGCAAGGGGGATCGGGGATAATGGGGGGCCGCCGCTTGGCGCCCCTGTTCCGGTCTACTTCGGCGAAAAGTATATGCCGCTATTCAGCAAGTATCGGCACAAAGTATTCTATGGCGGGCGCGGAAGCGGTAAATCACATGCTATCGCGACTGCGCTTGCCATCATCGCAAGCAAGCATAATGTTCTTGTCGTTTGCGCGCGTCAGTATCAAAATTCGATCAGGACTTCTGTTAAAGAATTGATCGAAAGCAAGATCAGAATGCTCGGGCTTGTTGGGGAATTTAAGTTCCTTGAGCGCGAGATCGTCAACGAGAAGACCGGCGCCCGATTTATCTTCATCGGTCTAGACAGAAACCCCGAAAGCGCGAAGTCGCTTGAGGGCGCGGATATCTGCTGGGTTGAAGAAGCAAATACCATCAACGCGCGATCGATGGAAATCCTTGAGCCGACAATCAGAAAGCCCGGCTCGGAAATTTGGTGGTCGTATAATCCCGAATTCACGACTGATCCCGTCGACAATGCTTTCCGGGGCAATGCAGCGCCGGAAGGCACCAAATTCGAGCCCCCGCCGAATAGCTATATCTGCCGGGTTGGGATCGAAGATAATCCTTGGTTCTACCAAACCGAAATGCCGCAGCAAATGTGGCACATGGAGCAGGCCAATCCGGCCCGCTTCCGCCATGTTTGGCTCGGCGAATATGACGAAGATTATGAAGGGCGCATTTATTCGGACGTGATGATCGGCCGCGTCGAAGTCCCTGCAAATATCGACCCGCGATATGGAATGGACTTCAGCAGCGGCGGCGCGCATCCGCATGCAATCTTGCGCGCTTATGTGCTCGATCACAGCAAGCAGATTTATATTGCCCGCGAAGCTGCGCTTTCCGTTCCAATGCGGCACTTTCATGCAGCGATTGACAGCGTCATCGATACCCGCGCCGATCAAATTGTCTGCGATAGCAGCCAGCCGGGAACAATCGAGCAGCTTAACTTCGACGGCTTCAATTGCGTGGCCGCGAAGAAAGGCCCCGGATCGGTCAAAGCCGGCATCACTTGGCTTCAGGGCTATCAGCTTGTTATTGACCCGGACTGCCCGCTTATCGCGAAGGAAGCCCGGACTTATTCCTGGGCTATCGATCGCGTGACTAAGAAGCGCACTGACGCCCCGGTTAAAGTGCTTGACGATTTGCTTGACGCCTTGCGCTATGCCACCGAGGACGCGCAAACCAATCCCGCGCCTTCGTCCGACGGCGGCGTTCTGCGGATCAATTTCGGCGGTCGGAGAAGAAGATGAAACTGCCCCTGATTGGAAGCCTCTTCAAGGCCGCGCCGCAGCGCAATCCGAATGATGCCCCGCGCAATCCGATCATGGCGCTGTGGGGCAGCACAAAGCGGCCCACGATCAAGTATGAAAATGCCCTGGCCGCCGAGCGCGCGCTTCAGCATCCGATTGTCTTTCGGGCGCTGAATAAGCTTGCTTCGAGCGTCCAGCAGGTTCGCTGGTATGCCGAAGTTGATCCGAATGTGACTGCATCTGAGCAGGCCAAGGCGACCGATATCAAAGCGCTAAATAATCTTCTGCTTTCGCCAAATGATACCCTTGCGCCCGATCAGCTTCGCTATTGGTTGACGTTGACTTTTGCGGTCTATGGCCGATCCGCTTTCAAGGTCGGCACCGGCGTCAATAAGCAGCCGAACGGCATTTATCCGCTTGACTCGCGCTGGGTCAAAAGCATCGCCGATAATCGCGGCATCATCAAAGAATACGAATACGGAACTTCTGCCGACGGAAAGAATAAAGAGAAACTTCCGACGCGCAAGCAGGCCGAGCGAAGCAATAAGCTCGATAAAGGCTATGTCTATGAAATCTTCACGCCGAACTTGACTGCTTCGAACGAGTCGGATCGCAATATCAACGCGCTAGGCGCGATCGGGCTGCCGTCCGAGATTATCGAAATGCTTTTGCAGCGGGCTTATGACACCGCTTCCGGGCATCCGAATTCGAAGTATATCGTTTCGGCTGAAAAGACCATTACCGAGCCGCAAAAAGATGCGATCAAGCAGCAGATCGCGGAGCGCGAGATTGACGGCGAAGATGCCGGCAACGTCCTTTTCATTTCGAATACGCAAATCAAGGTCGACAAGCTCGACAATGATTTGTCCGATATTCATTCGAAGATGCCCCTGGATGATATGGCGCGAATGATCTATGGCGCCTTCGGCATCCCGATTTCGCTTGTCGGCATGGGCGCTGCGGATGGCGCGAAGTTCGCCGGCAACTATATCGAAAGCCGGCAATCGTTCTGGGAAGATACAATCATCCCGTGCTATTGCACCCCGATCGCCACCGGGCTGACCGCCGCCCTTTGCCCACCCGGCGCCCGCATCAGCTTCGATCTTGACAGCATCGATGCAATTCAGGACAGCCGCGTCGGCAGGTCTGCGAAGCTTAAAGATGTCGATTTCTTGACTAAGGATGAAAAGCGCGAGCTTGCCGGATATCCTAAGCTGACCGAAGAGCAGCGCAGTCAACTTGCCGAAGAAGCGAAGATCAGCAAGCCCGCAACCCCGGCCCCGGCCCCGGTGGCAAAATAAGGAGCCCAACCGTGCGAAAATCTATTCTTGAGGGCCTTGCGTCCTTTTCGCAAGCAGCTATCGTCGCGCCAAAGCTTCGCAATTGCGCTGCCGGGGATGAGGCCACTTCCATGCAATTGTATCTGACCAAGGACGCGCCGGAGTCATTCGCGGACGTCGACCGGGATCAGACATTTCACGTCAAGTTCAAGCCTGCATCGCAGGCAGAGCTCAAGGCGCTTGGCGACGACTTGCCGGATGGCTTCGTTGCCGGATGGGCGTCGACCAAGGACCTCGACAGCTACCGCCATCGCATCGTCCCCGGCGCTTTCCAGGAGTCGATCGACAGCCGGGGCTTGCTGGGGCCGAAAGGCATCAAGCTTCTGATCGGACATGATTGGAACAAGGTCGCGGGCGTCATCAAAAAGCTCGAATACCGGAACGGCGACCTTTGGATCGAGGCGCAGCTCAATCTCGGCATCAGCTATGCGCGCGACGCCTATGAAGCTGCGAAGATGGTGGAGGGCCTTTCCTTCAGCGTCGGCTTCCTGCTCGAAAAATATGCGATCGAGAAGGACGCGGAGGAGCGCGAG